CAATATCATTTGGAAAACGTTCCTGGTAAAGCCTTGCTAATTCTGGGTCAAGTTCAACCGCTGTAACTTCGCAATTATCCCATAATAATCTGTTTCCGCCTAAACAAGCGTATAAATTCAGTACTTTTAACTTCTTGAAAGTAACCCCGCTATTTGTTTTTATTTCGTTCATAATATTCTTTTAATTTAAGTTTTGTTTTCAATTTTTTTGTTTTTTTATTAAATGTTAAAAAGCAGTTCGTTTAGTTGGTTCGTTTAGTTGGTTCGTTCGCCTTATATATAGGCGAACCGAACCACCGAACCAGTTTGGTAGTTTGGTCTACTGGTTCGATATAGACCGAACCACTTTTTAACATAATTTTTTAACATTGAATATACTTATTTGAGGTTACATTTAGTTCAATTTTAGACAATTCCTTTTGTTCTACAATGAATTTCTTTATTAATCCATCCCCTATTGTTTCAGTATTAATTTTCAAATAAGCTCTTTTAAGTCTATCTACTAATTCAGTGTACCCAATTCCTATACTTTCTGAATTTAAAAACGCTTCTGATAATATTTCTACCGCCTTTCTTTTTAAAGTTTCAGATTTTGTAACTGGTCTTGAATTATAGACCATATCAAATTCACAATCTACTATATTAGGGTTACCTTCTTCTGTAATTTCAAAAACAAACGGGTCTGCCTTCCTGTTTCGGCTTGCTAAAGATTGTACAATTCGATTTGCGGGATTATCTTTGTCAATTGATATACCAAGTACGGTTTCGCTTTTATCGGCTAATTTCGTCCCTAAATGCCCTTTCATTTTGTGTGATAAATCTCCAGGGTTTAAATGTATAATATTGATAATATGCAAATCGCATTCAGTTGCCCAAATTCTCAAGTCAGTTACTAGTTTATCAGCAAGTTTCAAATCGTTTGTATCAATACTTAAATCAGAAATACCATCTAAAATTACTAATGAATATTTTTTTGAATAAATTAGTTCTTTTACAAATTCGTAACGTGTGCTAGTTGAAACCGCATCAAATTGATATACGTCTATTCTGTGGCTTTCATTCTCGAAGTTAGGGACTAGCGATCTAATTTGTTTAAGTCCTAATTGAACGTGAAATTTTGATTGTTCTGTGTCAATGTACAAAATTTTATCTTTACCATCTGGCATTTCTGAATGCAACCTATTTTGAAAGGTTTGCTTTTGTAAACAAGCCGAAATTATTAGCTTTGTTAAAAAAGATTTACCAACTTTCGCCTGTGCAGTTATGCAGCTAATGTTTTGGCGGGTCATAACCATTCTTTTATTTTGTCCGTTTGGGTCGCAAACAGAAAGTATAATTTCAGGAAGTGGAATTTCCTCGTTAATATCAATTTTAAATTTATTAATTTCTTCAATTGTAATTTTTTTATCAACTTCAACAATTTCTAATCTTCTATTTTCAATTTTTATTGGTTCATACATTGTTTTTAAAGTTTTGAATTGATAAATTAATATTTGTGTTTAAGTGAGAAATTACATTGTCTTTATCCCAATAATCCCAAAGATGTATAAATTCTTTTGCTAATTTTGGATATTCTTTTAATTTCTGGAAAACATCTTCTGGACTTTTGCTTAACAATATTGGGTCTGCTACTATTTTTGTTAGTTCCGAATGCTTTAAACGCATAAGTAAAAATTGAACTCTTAAATCCATCGGTTCTGATAAAATTTTATTAAGCTCTTTATTTGCAAAATTAACATCATTGTAATTTGTAACTAAATTTTCTAGCAAAAAAGTATAAAGTTTTGCAAAAAGTAAATTTTTATTTATTGTTTCTTTTTCTGATTTTTGCAAATGCTCTAAAATAATATTGTAAGCTTCTGCATCGTTTTCGTTTGGTTTATTTGCGTTTGAAATTGTAAACCCTATTCTTTTAATTGCTTCTTTTAATTTCATTTTAATTTTTTTTTGATTTATAAACTTCAAATCCTGTTTTATTTTTGTGGCATTTTACGCAAAGAGATTGCAAATTTTCTACTGAATTTTTACCTCCGTTTGCAATAGGTAAAATGTGATCAATATTATAATCTCGATCAACCAAATCAAGGTCGCATTTAGCACATTTATAATCAAAAATAGAACAAATTGCATTTTTTTCAAATTCAGTAAAAGAGTGCCTTTTATTTGTTTCGTCAAACTGCTCTGATTTATCAATAAATATTATTTTGCTTTTAGCTCTTGACATTGCCACATAAAGCAACTGGTTTGCATCTTTGTGATTTAAGGCGTAAAAATCATAAACTGGTATTATTACATTATTATAAGTTGAACCTTGCGCTTTGTGGCACGTAATAGCGTAAGGACGTTTTAATTTAGCAAATGAATTTTGATAATCTGAAAACCTAGTGTTTAAGTCGGATAAATAACTTTTATTTTCAATTACGTTTTTATTTTCCAAAATATGTTTTTTGCAAGTAGTTCTTTGACCTGAAACACTAGAAGAAACTCCCCCGCCATTTTTTCCGTAAAGTCCCCCAGGAATTATACGAATACTTTTATATTCGTATTCGTCCGTTAAAACTTGCAATTCTTTATAAATTATTTTTTTTATTATTTTTTCTTTTATAAAAAAAAGTTCTTCAATGTCTTTTGAAATTTTTAACACTTCAACAATATTAGAAGTGTAAAAAGTTGTTTTGTTTTTGTCTATATAAAATTGGTCAAACATTAAGCTATCGCCTACATTTATTTCGTTCAATCGGTAATCTTTACGCATTGATTTTGTAGACCCAATTAGCCAATTCAAAGAAAGGACTGTTAAATTTTTAAAACAAACCGCTACTGGATTTTCATTTTTAATTATTTCTTTTAAAGAGACGTCATTTGTTTTGTAAAAAAAAACATCTACTCCGTTATTTTTTTTGGTAGCCATTAGTTTTGGACTAATAAATTTATCCATGTGATTTCTAAAATCTGAAACTAATTTTCCCATTTCTGAATCAACATTTTGCCTGTTTTGAATTGTTAAGGTAAAACTATTTTTTTCATTAATTTTTGTAAAGATGCTGCTGACTTTAAATCCGTTTACGTCTCTAATTTCGTTTAAATTAATGTCTTCAATTGGTGGTAATTGCATATTGTCGCCAATCAAAATAATTTTGCAATATTTTTCCAAAAGTTTTAATTGCTCAAATTTTTGTTTAGTGATCATCGAAACTTCATCAATTACTAAAAGTGAAGGAGTATTTTTTGGACTAGGAATTTTAAAAGAAATTTGACTTTTATTTTCAAAATCTTTTGTTATTTTAAAACCTAAAAAGGAATCAATAGTTTTTATTTTAGCTTTTTTAACACCGTTATTTTCAAGACCGTTTTTTAAAACTCCAATAACTTTATTAGTTGCGCCTAAATAAACTACTGAATCTTTATAGTTTTTTAAGGCGGAACAAATTACGGTTGTTTTTCCTGTTCCTCCAGCACCTAAAACACCAAAATAACCGCTTTTATTATTATTTACCCACGTCACCAAAATTGATTTTAGCTGTAGCTGCTCTGGATTAAGATTAATTTTTGTTTTTTGCATTACAATTTTTTAAAAAATATTACTTTATTCCATCCTTTTTGATCTACATAGTAATTGAGTACATTTTTTTCAATATTTTCTTTTTGCTTTACAGTAAAATTATCACAGTAAACAAAAAACAAAGTGTTTTTGCGCTCAAAAACGTAATCAAAAAACTCTTTAAATTCCATACTTTGATCTTCACTAAACTGAAAGCGTTTGTTTTTATTTAATTTTAGAAACTTTGTCATATTAGTTTTTTATTAGTTAACTTTTTTTACTTTTTTTAGCTAAAAATTAAGCTTTGATTAATATTGCACCATTTACCGTTACAGTGTTTACTTTTTGTTCTTTAATTAATTTATTCACATAAGGAACGGACTTGCAAATTTTCTTTGCGTATTCCGTTTGAGTATATAAATCCTGCCTAATTTCTTTTTTCATAATTGGTTAATAATGTTAATTTTTTAACTCTAATAAAAGCGGTAAAATTATCTACCGCTTATTACTGATACAAATATAAGAAATACTTTTTACTTTTAGTGAATATTTCCTGTGATTTTCAAATTATCTTCAAGGTTATATTCTCGAACCGCATAAAAAAAATCTTCATCAAAAATTAAAGAAGCTATTTTATCCTTTGTAAAATGCCAAGGGGCTTGCACATAATCACCTTCGTAAATTTCTTTTCCTTCAATATCAATTAAGCCCGTAAATTGACCTACTGATTCTGGGATGACTTCGTAAGTATTTATTCCAGAAATAATAAAAGATTGAATCTCGTCATCATAATAATGCCCATACACCCACCCTTTACCGTCAACTCTTAAACCTCTAAATTTTATCGTTCGCATCTTTCGTAAATTTTAATAATGTTAAATAATCGTTTTCGCTAAAAACTTCATTTCGTGTTTTGCATTTTCGTTTACGATATGATCTATAATCCATTCCTATCACTTCAGCTGCACGTTTACCTGACATTCCTAATGTAGTGGTCAGGTTGTTTATTTTATCGTTAGGCGTCATGTTATGCGGGTTTTAAGATTTCTATTTCTTGAATTAACTTAATTTTTTCTTGTGCCAAAAAATCCCATTTTCTGGATTTCTTTGCGTGCCTTTGCGTTTGCCATCCATCTTGAATTACAGATGTTCTGCATTTATCAAGCTCTGTATTTACTTTTATCAACTTTTTGTTAAGTTTTTCTATTTTAACTTGAGTTTCTAGTTGTTCAATGCTGTATTTTTCCATAATTTCTAAGTTTTTAAGGGTCTTTTACACCCCGATTTTTTTTATTTTACCGCGTTTAAAACTTCCGTTTGTGTTTTGTAAATTCTGGTTTTCTCGTTGTAATTTTTGCTATTTGCGAAATACCCTACTCTAATTCCGTTGTTGTAACTTGCTACTAGATTGTATCCTTTTCTGTTTAATTTTTCTTGAATTGTCATAATTTTTTATATTTATTTGTTATTAATTATCTCATTGAACTTGGTAATTGTCTTCTTGAAGATTCTGACATAAAGTTAGAAATAGAAGCCTTGTAACTCATTTTACTAGCTACTTGTCTTACTTTTTGATATCCGTTAACCTTTACCATTAAAACGTTTAAACAGTCTTTTGTACTTGCAGATAAAAAAGCTTCCATTGCACCTTTTAAGTCTAAAGCAGTGTTGTACTCAGCTAAAATTCCTTTTAACATTGTAACTATTTCTTCTCTGTGGTTTTTTGCTACTTCTAATTTTTGTGATGCTTTAGTCATAATTTCTAAGTTTTTGAATTTGCCGTGTAAATCACTTCCTTAACTCTGGTACAAATATAAGGAACAAAAGTGTTCCAAAATGTTAATGCAGTGTTAAAGTTTTAAAACAAAAAAACCACCAGATCAACGGTGGTTTTGAAATGCATCTTTCAATACGAAAGCACCCCGATCTGGAGGGTAATGCATTTGCTATTGAGGCAAAGATAAATAAAAAAAACCACCTGACAAAAGGTGGCTTCTAACTTTAAAAACAAAAAAATTTAATTATGAAACAACAAAGATAGTGAATTATTACATTGTTTCGTTAAAATCCTTCCTAATTATTGTCTCTATTTTTTTAACCATATCGTTAAAATACGTTGTTTTTTGAACTGTCGAAGTATCGGATATGCTGTCTATAAACTCCTCGCAAAACTTTATCTGTTGGACCATATTTGCGGACGTCGGTTTTAATTGATCGTAAATCTCCAGTTCAATCATTTTAATGCAAACTAATTGATGCATTAGTTGGTGTTTTTTTTTTGGATTCATAAGGCTTTCAATTTTAAAAATTCATCAAAGGTAACAGTAACCTTTGTTTTTGAAAAAACACGAACATAAAATTCTTTATCGCTTTCAAATTTTGTAAAGTAACATTCCAAATCACTTTTAACCAATGATCTTTGATTTTTCCAAATTGGTAACCCTTCTGCTAATTCTTGAATTTCTTGAATTGTAAGATCTTTAACGTTTACCTGTGTGTTGTTAATTGTATTCATAATTTTGTTTAATTTTGAGTTTATAACGATGAATTCGTCTATTATTTTGAATTTTATGTTTTTTAAATTATATTTTTTACTAATTAATTCTTTGTAGTCTTTGAAACTATTGTACCCTTGAATTTGATTTTTTGTCTGTTTCATATTCTTTAAGGTACAAATCAATTAATACTTTCGTACTTTTTAAATCCGCTACAAACTGCCCCTTTTTGCGACATCGCATAATGCGTTTTATAAGGTCAAACTCATAACTATTTAGCTTTTGGTCCTCGCAAAATTTGTAAAGCGAACCCTTGCTATTGTCGTAGTGTGCTGGGGTGTTTGTTATGAGCTTAAAGTCTATTTCGTACGAAGTAATATCACTGAAATAACTATTTTCTCCAATCAATTGTCCGTTTTTATTTGAAAAGTATTTATTTCCTTTTGTAAAAAAATCCCAACCTTCTGCATTTACACACTCATACCAATTTCCTTTTATAATTTCCATTTTTTTAAGTTTTTAAATTAACCCGCTAAATAAATAGCGGGTTT